CTGGTCCGGATCAAAGTCATCCTCCTGGGCATCGGGTTCACCAAAGAGCTCATTGATTTCTGCCAGATCAAAACCGGTCAGGGAAAGATCAAAGCCGCTATCATCAAGATCCTTTAGCAGATCCGTTAACAGCGGCATATCCCAATCTCCGGAGACCTTATTTAGAGCAATATTCAATGATTTCTCTTTTTCTTCATTCATATTCACTATAACGCAATCCACTTCTTTTTCGCCCAGCTGGGTCAGTACCTTAAACCGCTGATGACCACCGACGATGTTGCCGGTGCGCTGGTTCCAGATGACTGGTTCCACGTAGCCAAACTCTTTAATCGAGCGCTTGAGTTTCTCATACTCGGCATCGCCGGGCTTAAGGTTTTTCCGGGGATTGTATTTAGCGTGTTTAATTTTCTTTACGGGTATCTTTTGAATTTCCAATCAGATTCCTCCTAATTCTATTCGCCGCGCCGGGCCGTCAGCAGCCGTTCCATCACGTCATCGTGGGGATTGCTGCCTTTAAATTCCTGGGCGCAGTTCTCTTTGACTACCTGGTATATCTGATACCAAAGGTTATTTGACAATTTCATAAAGCTTTGGGACATGGCCACAAAGGGTGATGGGATTGCATTGCCTGTGGTAGGGTGTTTGGCCAGAAAGCCAAACTCAGTAATTGATTCTTCACACTGAATCCATCGGGATACCGCCATGGCATACTGCTCGATGAGTTGTGTTGAGACATGTTGAGCACAACCCCGTTCGGCCAGCCATTGCCAGGTGATTTCATAAACATCCGCTGCCATCAGCGGTTTGCCGTTTTTCTGTGTGGCGCTGAGATAGTCTTTTGGCGGGGGCATGTCCTGACCTTCCAGCTTGGCGGTGTCAGAAAATTCCAATACCGTCAGCTTACGTTTACCGGGGTTACCATCCATCAGTTTATCAACAAGAGCTTTCTTCTTTTTTCCGGCTCCGACTCGGGAACCGCCGTGACCGTTGGCCATAAAACACACCGTCCTTTCTTTAATCATTTTTTACAATAAAAAAACAACCACATAATTTGCAGTTGCTTTGATAGAATTTTGCTTATAGATATATCAGCTCCTACCGTGTTTGCCACAAGATCAAATCGATTTTTTTTATTTTTGTGATTTCTGCATTAGGATAGACTTGATCGAAACATTGAATCATTTTTTTTGCATCATCTGTTTTTAAATACGTCGAGTACCAATCAGAAACATCGTCATACAACTTCACGGTTTTATTAAATCGGTCCTTCGCATATGTGTACGGTAATTTCAGTCCAATATTCTTCAAAACATACTGGTCTATTATTGGTTTATTTGGATCGATTGTCGCTATTAGTTTACTGGCAAAAGAAGCTTCTAGTCGTCCAAAGGTTTCAAGATACTTTAATACATCAGGATATTCAAGAGCTTTGTTTTTATTATCCTCAAGCAGATTAAAAAAGCCATTAGAAAAATCCTTAACGTTCGGATGTCTAAAGCCATAGAACTTTTTATAGTCATTTTGAAATTCTTCATCTTCTTTTACATTAACTTCATGAAACCTTCTCATGATTTTTTGATACTTTGCCAACCCCTGCTGTAAATCTGAAATTGCTTTTTCAAATCTAGCATTATCCATTTTCATCCTCAATTTTCTATCAGAATTATGGGCGTTTCTTTTATTTCTATCATAACGGCATTGGATTAAAAGAGCAACTATTTCATGCAACTGAGATGTGATTTTTTCTAATTACTTTTTCTGAGCAGTTATGCTTCCCTATACGACCTCTTGAAATCGCGACTTTTAACGCGTTGCCCCCTACCCGTTGCATTTGCAACACGTTTTAGCGATTTGACTACCCCCACCGGCTATTTTTATTGTTAATCTAAAGATATTCTGGTATAATATCTTTAGATTAACAAAGGGGGACAATCAAATGCCTAATATTAAATCCAGTACGGATCTAAGAAATAATTACAATGAAATCTCTAAATTCTGTCACGAACACGAAGAACCCATCTTCATCACTAAGAATGGTCAGGGGGACTTGGCTGTCATGAGCATCGAGGCATACGAAATGTTAAACGGCAAGGTTGAACTTTATCGTGCTCTTGATGAAGGTCGTGCCGCCATCAAAGCCGGAAAAAAACGTCCACTGGCTGATGTCATGAAGGACCTGCGACAAGAGATAACCAATGGCAACGTATAGCATTGAGGTCTCAGAGCCAGCCGAACACGACCTTCGTGATATTATCCTGTACATATCTTCACAATTGTCATCGCCAATGACGGCCATGAATATGATGGACACGATTGAAGAAGCACTGCTTGGGTTATCCGAAATGCCGCAGAAATGTCCGGCAGTTCGTGATGACCGGCTGGCTTCAATGGGGTACCGAAAACTCTTGATTAAGAACTATGTCGCTTTCTTTACCATCGATGAACAATCCAAAGTTGTCAACGTTGAACGAATCCTTTACGCCCGTCGTGATTGGCTTCGCATCTTGTAGCCGTTCATTTCCACCGGCCACCTTCACGAGCGGTAATGGTGGAGTGGCAGCTACTGCACAGGGCCATGAGGTTTTCTTCATCATGATTCCCGCCCATAGACAGAGGTTTAATGTGATGAACTTCCTGAGCCGGGGTCAACTTGCCACTCTCCTGACACATCTCACAAAGCGGGTGGGCTTTGATGTAACGATCGCGGATGCGTTTCCATGCCCATCCGTAGCGTTTCCGGGTCTCCGGATCACGCTGATACTTTTCATAGCGTTTTGCTTCTTGCTTGGCATGCTCGTCACAGTACCGTTCAGATGTTAGATTTGGACATGCTTGGTGTGAGCACGGCCGTAGGGGTTTCTTTGGAATATCTCTCACCTCATTTCCAGCATTAAAAAAGCCCTCACAGGTTTTCCTGTAAAGGCATCAATCATTTCATATATGTTTTTATTTGTTTTGACAATTTATTCTATTTTGGCAATTATAATATTACCACATCTAAAATGAAAAAGCAGTACACCATTAGTACACTCTTAGTACACTCTTAGTACACCTTTAGTAAACCATTTAGCGTTAAGGTGTTCAAATAATAAAAAAACAGCCAGATTTTTTCTGACTGCAAGTTTAATTATACTGTTCAAAAACGCCGATCTGGATCTGAATAGCTTTGGTTATTTTCTCCATCACGTGATCATCGGTAATCTGGCCGATCTTACACATGAGTTTTTCTTTATCAATCGCTTCGACCTGCTCAGCAAGTGCCACGCTGTTTAATCTTAAACCGCTTTCAACCGATGCTTGAATAAAAACATGGGTTGGTTGAAAACGTTTTTTACTTGTTCTTGAGGTCAGTGGCACAATTGTAATCACCGGTGAATGGGTATTGGCTTTATTATTACTAACAACAATTACTGGTCGAATCCCACACTGTTTCTTGCTCTTCGGATCATGACCAAAATCAACAGAATAAATGTCTCCTCTTTTACAATCCATGACCACCCTCAACTTAACATATAATCAGCCAGTTGCTGATCACGAAGGTTATATAATTCTTCTAATTCGCAAATGGCTTTTTTACGATGTTTAGCAATCATGTTCCGACTGATATCATATTTATCAGCAATCTCATCCCATGTCAGATCATTTATGATCATGTCAGTGATTATTTCGGGTAGTCTGCCACTTAGCGATTGCATGGATAATTCAAAAAAATTTAATTCCTCCTGCAATGAGTCGTGTTTTCTGATCAAATGTCTGTACCAGCCATCATTTATGCGATTCATTTTGTTTTCATAGGAGAGCGCAATTCCAGCTGTTTTATCAGATATATTACTGGTTTGCACCCTTTCCCCTTCAGGCTTCGCAAACTGCATAGTTTCAATGAATTCTTTGTCTGAGATACCTGTAAATGTCTTGATCTGGTTTTTCAGGCATCTCAATTCTAAGGTTCGCTGCGGATATTCTTTCATTATTTTCTCAATTCTTTTACTCATGGTTCACACTCAATTCTGGCTTTCACCGCCTCAATCAGCGATGCCTGCTGGATATCCTTATTTTCCAAAGCCTTTATCACATCTTCGTCGTGGGTTCCTTTGGTAACCAGATGCTGGATCACAACAGTATTTTTCTGTCCTTGGCGCCAGAGCCTGGAATTAAGTTGAAGATATAGTTCTAATGACCAGGTGAGTCCAAACCAAATAATCGTGGACCCACCATCCTGTAAATTCAAACCATGACCGGCGGATGCCGGATGGATCAAAGCCACTGATATTTTCCCAGCATTCCAATCTTCTATATCTTTTGCTGAATCGATGCATCGGGTACTGAAGCGTTCGCTGATTCGAGAAAGGTCATGCTTGTACCAATAGGCGACCAACAATGGTTTGCCATTAGCAGCTTCGATTAAGTCTTCCAAGGCATCCAGTTTTTTATCGTGCACGTAATGAACTTTATGCTCATCACCATAAACCGCACCGTTGGCCATCTGCAAAAGCTTGTTTGATAAACCCGCTGCATTCATCGCATCCACTTCACCAGATTCCAGGGTAAGGACCATCTCCTTTTGCAACTGGCCGTATTGCTTCTTTTCTTTTTCACTCATCGAAACCTCAATCACGTTGGAGATTTTTTCTGGCATATCAAGGAAATCAACGGCCTTCATGGAGATGCAAACATCTGAGATCAGATCATAAATGGCTGCTTCAGCACCATCTCTGGGCTTGTAAGAGTAGATGATTTCGCGATTGCGGCGATCTGGCATAAAAAAGCGTTCCCGGTAACCACCGATAAATCGGCCCAATCTTTTTCCCATATCGATCAAATACAATTGGGACCAAAGATCCAAGAGTGAGTTCGGGGCTGGTGTCCCGGTTAAACCGATGATTCGTTTTACTTTTGGCCTAACTTTTTTTAACGCTTTGAACCGTTGGGCTTGATTGGATTTAAAGCTGGAGAGTTCATCAATGACTAAGGTATCAAAATCCCATTCATGGTTGTCAACTAACCATTTAACATTTTCCCGATTGATAATATAGATCATAGCTCTTTTTCTTAATGCTTCTTCCCTTTGAGTCTTGCTACCTAGAACCAATGAATAGGTAAGACCGGTCAAATGCTCCCATTTCGTTAGTTCTTTTGGCCAGGTATCTTCAGCCACACGCTTCGGTGCGATTACCAGAATTTTCCCAGATTCAAAGGTATCCAGTGATAAAACCCAGAGTGCGGATAAAGTAATGATCGTCTTGCCAAGCCCCATATCTAACATAAGGCAACAAGCCGGATGTTCAAGAATAAAGTCTTTTGCATACACCTGATAATTATGAGGTTTGTATTTCATTCAGAATCACCCCAATTTCCTCTTCGTTGTCGAGCACAAAACATATGAAGCCAAGTGCAGACAATTGTTTCATTCTTTTTATTTGCAAAGGTCTTAGTTTTTCACCTGGTGCTTTTATTTCCACGAAAGCCATTTTCTTTTCTGGAAGAAGCACCAGTCTGTCTGGTACTCCATTCATCCCGGGGGATATAAACTTTATGCAGCAACCACCTACCGACTTAACTATTTTTACAAGTTTTTGTTCTACTTCTTTTTCTCTCATTTTTTGCACCTCCATCAGGTATAATTTCACGTGTATGACACCTTATGCCATGTATCTATATACTTTATATATAGGTAGTTATTTTTTTCTTCTTATAAAAAGAGTAGTAAAAAACTGTCATAAAGTGTCATAAAGACAGAATCAATCGGCTGGAAAAAATTCCGTTTTGAGTCTTAAACCCTTGATATATCTGCCTTTCGTGTTTCTGAATCGTTCAAATTCAGCCGATTCCAAAGCAGTATAGAAATCAGCTGTACTCCTGATAAACTCCCCTACCTGCATACAGAAAGTACGATATGCATTATAGACCTCGCCCGATTTTTCAGTGTATGAATCATCAACATCACAACACTCCATTAAAAAATGCGACAACCAATCATTAGCATCTTTATAATGTTCGATGGCATCACGGACTTTTTGGGGTGGTGCAACTTTGTACTCATCGTCAATTACTTTCATTGCGCCTTCAATAACCCAAGCAAGGATCGCTCCCCCCGCATTTTCATACAAATAATCCGCATAATTTTTGATATCCACACTGCCTTCAATCTTTGCGTCAAACGGAATTACAATCAATCGTCGCCAAATTCCTTTATCGATTGCCCCAACCTTTGGCAGGTGATTGGTATACAGAACGAGTGTATGTGAAGGAATATAACTGAATGGATCTTTATATTTTTTCTCTGCATAAATTTCATCGGTCGAACAAAGCTGCTTGACATTAGATGTATTCAGTCTCATCCCTTCTTCCAGCTCCGCGGCAATCAGCATTCTTTTTCCTTTTGCCTCCGCAAGTTCGGGTTTCACATTTCTACGACAACCAACAGTAAGCATATCGGCAGAAATATTCCCACTATATGTTCCAAGTACTCTAGAAATAGCATTCCAGAATGTAGATTTTCCGTTTCGCCCATCACCGTATGCAATTATTAATGCTTCAACGTACACCTTTCCAATTGCAGAGAGACCGACCATTCTCTGTACATATTCAATAAGATCTTTATCAGTTAGAAAAAAGGTATCAAGTGCAGACTGCCAAATATCACTCCCATTAAAATCCGGATCAACGGTAGTCTGTTTTGTAATGAAGTTTTCAGGGTTGTGCTCCAATGGGAAATTTACGCCTATTCGAAGATCGAAAGTATATGTTGGTGTATTTAATAAAAATTCATCCGAATCAAGATTGCACTGTTCAACTTCAAGCATTGGCCTCGCCTCTTTTAATGTTGCGCCAATGTACTTTGAATCCCGACGTTTGATGGCATATTTCTTATAATCAAATGCTGCTTGATACAAATCAAAGGCATGTGCTTGCTGTTTATTAAACATCTGCTCAGCTTTTTTGGGTCCAACTGATGCCAGAATTTCCATGCCACCATTTTTCACCAGCTCATCCATCGCTTTTTTCATTTCAACTTCAGCCTCACCGAGCTGACGTTCTGTTAAATTCTGCGATATGCCCTGAGATTTTGGTTTTGATTCTTCCCAAAAACTATCATTATAGACAATATAATCCGTTGCAGGAGAATAACGAAGAACCTCTTTATATTCTTTTGCCAGAACAATTGCCTGACCGACGTCAGAAAAATCATCAGGTTTCAATTTATAATCCGCGTTATATTTTTCTGGGGAAATATACCCCTCCTGGGAAAATACCTTACCTCCAAATTTTACTGCGCTGTTCCAGATCACTTTTAACTCACCTTCAGGTAATGGTGGATTACATTTTTCAGCTTGTTTTATAAACAACTCATAGGCTTCGTCGTTATTGCCATATCGCTTGATGAGTTTCCCTGCAATATGGCTCATGGTGCTGTTTCTCTGCCCTTCCTCTACTGTTTCCATTTGAGCGTCAAATTCAGCAAAATCCTCTACCTCAAGAAAATCTACAATATTCTTATCACCTGCATAAAATTCCACTTCTTTTGAATCGTTACCGAAAAGAAATCGTGCACTGTCGAGGGCTTTTTTATCAAAGAATGGAAAAAAAGTTGTAATTCTTTTTTTAAGAGCTACGTATGCTACTGAATCCGTCATAGGTGGAATAGCAAAAAATATATGAAATCTCGGTCGCGGCGATTTAGCACCTTTTTGTTTCATATTATTTCTGCTGTAAGACGCCACGAATGCTACATTTGGCATAGACAGTGCGACATCAAGAGGCGTCACCCAATCTTTTGGATTGTCTGAGTGATCATTATCGCAATCAAATGGAATATTATCAGCTTCTTCAAAATTATCTGCACTCCGGTAATTATTTTTGTATCTTGCCGTCACATGATCATTTTTGATTGCTTCTAGAAAAGACTCTTTATCGACAATTAACGCTTTATTGGGATACAGGCAGTTTGCGCTGTTTCCAACGCAATCTGCCGTATACAAAGTAAATTTAATCATAAGCTTCAACCTCCTTCATTTCCCAGTTGAACCACCTTATTTTCATTCTTCGTTTTTTTGCAATACCAATTTCATGGGCCATCCTTTTCGTAATGACTCCACCAAACACCCATAACTCTTGACATTTTCCAAGAAGTACATAATTAAAATGCTTCGCCATTTCACATTCTTCCGGATTGGTATCATCCATAAACTGTGGATACAAAAGATGGGTCGTTATTGGAATCCCGCTTTGTTCAAATGTAAAGCGACTATATTTACATGCATTCTTGACGTTGTTTGAAATATCACCAGCATAGGGACTACAAACATACACTAAAGGGCGGTAGACAGCCTTCAGATCGGCTGCAATCTCCACGCAATTAATATTGGAAATCTCTACATCTGAAACCAAGCCATTATTTCTTTCATGGTTTAACTTTTTAATCTCCATCAATCATCCCTCCTGTTCAATTAAAGGAACAATGCTTTCTGATTTCAGCAAATCGTAAATAAATAATCTTCCGGCCTGTGTCCAGTAAGTGTGAACATGGTTATGCTGTTTGCCATCCTTACCGGAAGTACTAAAGGTCTTTGTGCTGGTGTATCCTTTTTGGGCGTATTGTTGATAGAGTAACCAGATTTTCCCCTGTTTGTACTGCACACCTTTTTCATGCAGGTAAATGTTCATCCGATTCGGACTCCAGCCATAATCCTTTGAAATAATCGAAATAGCGACAAGATCTTTACAGTTAAGTACTACATCATAGTAGGATACCTTTGGCTTCATTTCAGCAATTTGCTGATTCTGTATTGCAATCGTCCCTACCAACTCAGTATTCTGATTTTTCATTAAGACAAGCTGATTATTTGCAAACTGCAAGGCTCTCGCCATTACTGATTCCGGAGAATTCCACGCTTCTTCGATTTTGATGAAATACTGCCGAAATTCTCTGCCAATTTCAGAACGTTGAAGCATACAAAGTTCTTTTGCCATCGCAATCGTCAATTGATGATGTATTGATCGTTTGCCTGGAAGTCCATCAGACCTATTTCTCATTTTTGAGAAATAGTCGATATCCTCTGAGAAACCATATTCACACATTCTTGGAAACCAATCTGCATACTTTGTGCTGATTCCTAAAGCCGCGTGTAATTCTCGTCCATTCACCGTCGGACGTTCACTGTCAAAATTGATGTTGATTAATTCGTTCACTACGAATTACCTCCTGAAATTTATTTAGAGACCCTTGCCTCCTAAATCTCAGTCAAAAAAAATAGCAGGATTTTTAAGTCCTGCTAAAAATATTTAATCTTTTTTGTAAAAGTCACATTCATAACCGTCAGCACGAAGCAGTAATCCTTGTGCCCATGGTGGAGTTTGACCCATTTGCTCACATACAGCATCAAGCGACATCTCTTTATCGCATTCTATTATTATTTCATCGTGGACATGAGCCACAATTGAACAATTCCTTAATGTTTGCATAGCAAACATTAAAATATCTCTGGCAATTGCCTGTATGACGTTCTCCACAAATTTAGGGCCATAGCTTTCCAGGCGTTCCCACTTTTTTGTAGAGCCAATACCCTCATAAGTTACAGACTCACCTCCAAATTGGTTCACTCCTAAGCGCGGTTTTACATAAGCCAGTCTTCGTCCAGACGGAAGAATAATAAACAGAAATCCACTCTGATACGTAAATCTTATGCCATGCGTTTCAGTTGAAATTCTTTGCTTTACACAGGTTTTAACAGCACTGTCTACATCCCACCATAAAGCTGTAATCATCGGATTGGAGTTTCTCCATATATTAACAAGCGGTTTTAATTCTTCTTCGGTAAGACCCATATCCAGTGCCCCCATCGCTTTCAATGCCCCTACTGATCCGCCGTAACCAAGTGCCAGTTCTGCAATTTTGCCCTTCTGGCGAAGATGTCCATTGATGCCGTATTTTTCAACTGGAACTCCAAACATCTGACTTGCTGAACTACAATAAATATCTTTGCCTTCCTCAAATACCTTCATCCGCCATTGTTCACCTGCAAGCCAAGCAAGAAGACGAGCTTCAATTGATGCCATGTCAGCTACGATAAATTTCTTATCTCCTTGTGGTACAAACGCAGTTCGAATTAGCTGTGAAAGTGTATCCGGGATATCATCATACAAAAATTCCAGTGCATTATAATTACCGCTACGTACTAATCCACGAGCTTCAGCAAGATCAGACATATGATTTTGTGGTAAATTTTGAAGTTGTATAAGACGTCCCGAAAATCTACCGGTTCGATTTGCACCATAAAACTGGAACATTCCTCGGGCACGGCTATTTTTGCAAACTACATTTTCCATAGCAGTATATTTACGAACAGATGATTTTGAAAGAAGCACTCTGAGCTGTAAAACTTCCAATGGTTTCCCAGTTGCTTTCTTCATAAGATTGGCTACCTCTGCCTTTGTCAGGCTATTCACCCTAACTCCCTGAGACGTTAACCATTCCTTAAGCTGTATTGGTGAATTTGGATTTTCAAGACCTGTAAGCTTCTGCGCCCTTGCAAGGCACTTACGCCTGATTTCTTCATCAAAAGCAATTGCATGACTGACTAACTGCATATCCATACCAACGCCCCGATCATTTATCTCCTGATCAAGATGATATTCATTCCAAATGCTTTCTGGAGCCGGAAAACGTGATAATTTATTCTGAATTCCCATCTCAGTTTCAATATCTCTGACATTATAGGCCACGAACTGCCGCCACTTATCGATATCATGATCAGGCATATTTCGGGTTCGACCATCATTTGCATTGGTTTTTGAACAGGGAATACAAAAATATTTTATGAGTTTTTTGCCCTCCTGCAATTTCTGCTTTTCTAAGTTTAAAACCGCCCCAACCCCTTCCAGTGATAAAGGGAGACCAAGCGTTGCTGCCCATACCATCGTGCAGCACCATGATGATGGATTTAAGTATCTTGCACAATGATCAGATAATGGATGATTATCATAGAACGGATCAAAGCTTATACCAAGATCTGATAAATATCTGGACAAGCATATTCGCTCAAACTGCGCATTAAATGCCCACTTAATAACAGATTCGTCAATAATAGCCTCAATAATTTGTTGCGGTATCTTTTCACCACATGCGATGTCAATTACCTTTACATCGCCGCCATCTATCGAGTATCCAAACAGCAAAATTTCAAAATCATCGCTTTCAGCATAACGATAAACTCCAGATTTTTGAAGATTAACACTTGAAAATGTTTCTATATCGATTGATATTGATGTCATAATAAAACTCGTCCTTTCTTAAAGAAAAACGGTGGAGGATAAACCTTCACCGTCAGCTACATTTATTCTTCAGTAATATTATTTTTTTCGGTTTTCTTTTCTTTAAGTTTCTTTCTTTGCTTCTTGATCCAGTGAATAATCCCCATTATTAGAGATCCGATCGTATTAACAACCAGTACATAAATAATGGCGAAAATAAAGAAAACATCAACCTGTTTAGCAAATTCATATAATTCGTTCATATCGTTTCACCTCATATTTTCGTTTTAAGGCTGACGGTGGTATTTCACACCGTAGCCAAAATCATATTTTCTTTTCCTATGCTAGAAAATCGTTATCTTCAACAGTTGAAAAATCATCAGCAGCATTAGTCCGATTTCCCATCACTTCCCCATTTTTTATTTTTTGAATATTTCCAAGTCCACATGCCACACCCTTATTTCCGTTTGAATTAAAAGCATAAAAATTTAATGATACTCTTGCATAACATCCGCTATAAACTTCATCCCGGTCAAGAATTGGTTTCACATCTTTGTCAACAATTTGTGGTGCTGTTTTGCTATTTGCATTGATAAACCAGTGTCCCTGATATGCCTCATCATCACGTTCAACATCGCCATCTCTTAATGGCAATTTGATCGCGGCTTTATTTGGCTTCTTACCACCAAATTTAGCAACACCTTCTTCAATCGCAGCATCAATCGCCTGATTGATCGCATCGACCGTTTCTGTATCTTCTTTGGGAATAAGAACACATACACTAAATTTTGGTTGAGAATCATTATTTATAGATACGGGTTCCCATCCATGAAAATAAGAGAGCCTTGTGTTTTTGCCTGTGATAACCTTTGTTTTATTTACGTTTGCCATATTAATTAATCCTCCATTATTTCGTTAAATTCGTTTTTTGCATTTGATACGTTTATTGCCGGTCTTTTATCCGTACCTGGAACCAAGACAGGTTTTCCAACCGGTTTGAAAATAAGATCCCCAAGGATATTTTCAAATTGTTTTTTGCCCATTAATTTTTGCATTACCGTTAAGGAAATTAAGTTCTGTTGGTAAATCTCAGTATAACCGTGTGCTATAGCTGTTTTTGCAACCAGATCTTCATCCTTATATTTACGAACAGAGCGACCTGATACAATCTTGAACCCATTCCATTTTTTACCATGATTAATTGCTGAATCTGTGGCATATGCCATAATTTCATTAGCCCATTTTGTCAGATCCGGAATAACAGATAAAAATTCTTCAATCTCTTCGTCTGTTAAAAGTGATGGAGATTTGAATTCATCCTGAGCCAGTTTCAGCTTTTCTTCGGCTCTTGCTCTACACCTGACTGCCGCACGACAGAAGGTACACCACTTACCAGGACAATAATTACCTTCACTATTTTTTGCCATTTGAGCTTTCGGTTTCAGTTCATTTTCAGCCCATTCCATTAGATCAGAAACAGAGATCATCCATGTACTGACATTCTCTCTTCGTGGTTGAAAAATTGTCATTGCCACCTCTTCAAAGTCAAACAAAATGCTATAAACAAGGGCCCCAATCGCATAACATTTCAGCTGCGGATTATCGAAGGCTTCTATCATTGTCATGCCAAATTTGAAATCAATGACATGCAACTTATTATCTGAAACAATGATACAATCAGCGGTACCATAGCCGCCAGGTACATAATCTGAAAAATCAACACGCTGTTCAATTAATACTAATGGATCCTTACAATTTTGCTTTTCAATTTCATACTGTTCCATAACAAAAGCCACATAGGCATCTGTATGTTCCTGCATTTCATCATTATCGTAATCCAAAGTTGGCTTTTTACTTTCCCGATGTAACATCGCCTTCAGCTTATACTCACATAATGCATGAGCTGCAGTACCTTCTTCCGCAGCTTGACTTGTCCTATTCTCGAATTCCGATTCCAGCAAAGCACTGGGTGCACAATTCAACCATCTGAATGAACTTGACGGCGAAAGCAACGCATGTTTACTCACCTAAGACCTCCGCCTCTGTGATGATATTTCCATAATTAACCGGGTCTATCTCGGATAACCGACTACCGCCATATTTCTGAATTAAATCCCTGACTTCAGTCGTAAATCCATTCTGGCTTTTTTGAGCCAGGATCACCCGAACATCTTCCAATGAGAATTCGCTTTTAGTAGTGGAATTTTTATTATGCAGTTTATCTTCCTGCGCAGTTTCCTTTTTCTTATTTACTTCAGCTGGTTCAGATTTATCCTCAATCATTGCATCTGCTATCGCCTGCAAACTGTCAGCCAATGTACGAACATCGGAAATTACATCAAGTAAAAGTTTTACCCTGCTCATATCGTCCCTCCTTCCTTAAGCTCTTTAACATCAACGGATTCAACCGTCTGACCAGGTGCAAGCAGATACACTTGTGTGAAATCGCCAAATAGAAATTTTATGATTCTCGATGGCAATCGCATATTCGCACCTCTCAATACAGTCGATTTTTTTCCGCTTGGGTCCGAGACATTAATAATGATCTTATGTTTTAATGCCATATCGACAACCTCGCTTTCTGTAAGGTATTCTCCCTTACAAGTCTTAGTCAAAAAAATCAGCGGAATTTTTAAGTCCCGCTGAAAAATATTTTTTAAAAATTTTCTTTTATGTATTCTTTTGCCTTGTTAATATGAATAGTAATATTTGCTGGACTAGTTTCCATTATTTTCGCTGCTTCGGTCTTGTTGTACCCTTCGATTACGACAAGCAGATAGGCTTCTTTTCTTTTTTGCGGCATTGTCTCAACGATCTCTCGCAACCGTTCAACATCGCTAGGAATATCCTGATGCATTTCACAATATGCATCTGCTAAAATTTTACTTTTATCAGTGAAATCTTCACCGTCATCATTTTCGCAAAGTCCCTCTAGCGAAAGATTCCAGTTCTTTGGAGCATTTTCATCGAGGTGCTCATCCTCCCAGATTTTATTAGCGATCTTTTCTTCTTCTGTAAATGGCGGATGTCCATTTTTACAATTATAATAAACTTCACTGTCATCCAATGAATGCAGTGTTTTAATGTTCGTCTCAGTAACGCCATCTTCTCCAGGATGGATTATGATATACTCGGTTCTGTAACCACCCTTTCCCTCTGGTACACTAATTGGGTAACGATACACGTTACGGTCTTCCTGTCTTGTTTTACGAAATTTCATTAAATTTCCTTACCTTTCTGCCTATTTAGCAGAAGGGCAAGGAAATCAAATAAAGTCGGTGCCTATGAAGTACACCGACCATTTGCCTGAAAATTAAGCATAAGGAAATAAGGGTACTTCATATTGCACCCATCACTTTTTTCACAGTGACGGTCAATATTTGTATCCATGCCCTTATAGCTAAATCAGGCTCTCGAATATTAATTTTGGGTATTAAATAATTTTTCTTTCCCCCATAAAGGTGGGATAGGCAATTCGCTTTCTAACACGTTAGCACCTATCGTTATGTAACATTATTTTTTCTTGCTTTTTCTCGTCTGCGCTAAAGCACTTCCAGCTACAGACTTGGCTTTTAAACTATAACGTGCATCTCTCAAAATCTTACTTGCTTTAGAAGCTACTGATTTTGATGTTTGTTTTGAATTCTTTGCCATACTAATCACCTCCATTCATCCAAAATTTCAGGCTTATTTAATGCCTGTACTTAATTTACTTCAAAATAAGAAATCTGTAATCAACTTGAAATATAGCTGAAATACAGTTGAAATATATTTCATGACAATAAAAAAAGAGCCACTCACATAATGTGAGTGACTCCACAATAAACCTTATTAATCTCTATAATCTTTTATTAGACCATACCGTCCGATATTTTCATCTTTAGTAAATTTGATGAGATGGGCCGATGTATAATCTAGATTTGGAATCTCATTTTCAATAATAATCGTTTGGCGTGTATTTTGGTTATCTAATAAATAACTAAAAAGACCACTTTTCATTGTATCTGAAGTGTGTTCTTCTCCAATATGATCTTCTTTCTCTTTTAATGAAAGAATTGGGGAATCTACAACTAAAATTTGAGGCCTGTAAAGATTATATTCATCAAGACATATCTGAATTGCAATTGCCAGTATTGTATTAAGATAAGCTCTAAAGCCTTTTCCCTGACTTTTTTTCAAATGACCATTTACAACAATATCACAATCATCGGTATCAAATCTTACCCCTGCAAAACGTTGATAATTACAGACTTCTAACAAATCCTTTAATATACGATCTAATTTATCATGAAAAACTTCGTTAAACTTTCCAGGCATATTTATGTTAAGGGTTGATGATTCTTCTTTTTCCGTAATCTTTAATTCTCCAACTAAAACATTGCTAAACACGTCTATCATTTCTTTCGCTTTATATTGATTTAAAGCCATTGTATAATCTGCAAGGTGTGAACGCAACTGCAAAATCTGTGGTCTAAGCTCTCCTCTAATCATGGAATCAACTTGTCGCCTCTCATCGATAAGCGAAAGCCTTGTTGATTCAAGTTCTTCTATCTCCTCAGTTATAGATTCTTGAACAGATTGCAAATCCCTAATTTGTACTTCGATTTTTTCAACCTCAGTGACTGCAGCATCTATACAAGATTCTGTCTTTTCTTTTGGTAGTTCTCCATTGCAGAAAGGACAATGATCTAATTTTACAATACTGTCGCTGTGAATATCACCATCAACAATAAATGTTAATCGTTTAATATCCGATTCATACTGTGTCATAAGAGAAATATTTCGATTTCGTAATACACGACATTCAGCGCTTTGCTCATCAATACTGATTATTTTATCAGCAATATCTCGACTTTTGTCTGTTGCCGCATCTAAGGCTCCTTCTGCTGCCCCGATTTCATCAATTACAGAAGTTATCATTTTTTCTAATTGAGCTGGTGTTTCTTTTGAAAAGTTTTGGAGTTCTTTCACTTTTTGTTCCGCTAATTTTGACATACTCCTATCAACAAATTTTTTGACAGCATCCTTGCGTTCATTTTTAGTTCGTTTATTTTTTTCTGCTTTTTCTGGAAGAAAATTCTTTCCGGTGGCAAAAAATACCAGAGATGACATAACTGGTGTTTCAACTTTTTTATTAAAACCAATACCAGATGATAAAATACTACTGATAGACTGTACGCGTTGTTCATCAACAAGTAAAATATGATAAAAAGTTCTTAAAGTTAACCTCTGTGGTTGTCCTGTTGTAGTTTGGACAATCTTAACTTTGTCCTCAATTCCCATTAGTCGAAGCCATACAGTGTTGATACAATTTTTAGTATTTCCGATTTTATATGTGCCGCTATTTATATAGTTAACTGAACTAGAAACAGCAAAATCATTACTATCTATTTCTCTTCTCATAGTCAAGTTTTGGCCGTCAACATCTAAAACTAATGTTATTTGTTTTATCTGAAGTTTAGAATCAAATCGATGATCCTTCGCCCCAAACATATAATCAATACAGTCTACAATTAGACTTTTCCCGGTATTTGATTCTCCATATATGATGTTTAGCCCTGAATCAAGCTCCAATACCGAAATCTCATTGTTTCCGGTAAGCAAGGATATTTTTTTAATATAAAACACTTTTATCCCTTGAGTGACTTTAAGGAAAAATATTGAATTAAAGCCAACACTTCCTCGTCACTGTCCTTTCTGTATTTTTTTACAGCAGCTTTTGCAATAGTCTTATAATCTTTCGCATAGGTGTTTTCTAATTTTTTTATAAACATTTTCCCTTGTTCTGAAATTGAAAATAGATATCCCCTACCGATGACTACATTGACCAAACCCTTAAGAACTAAAGCCTTAACTGCTTGCTGAACGAGCAAACGCCTGTTCGATATTTCACCGTACTTATAGTTGTTTTCCCCGTGTAAATTTCCGTGGGGCAAACTAAAATCCGCCGCATAACAAGAAATAAAATCAAGCGCTACAATTCTTTCTATTGCATATGGATTTTTCACATCTACTGAAAGAAGTAATAGTGTTCTTAATTCCATCTCAAACAAAGAATTAAATAATCCATTATTATTCATCTTCATCCTCCAACCACGTAAGTCGCATGTCATTCACCAACATATGGCAAACACCTTTTTTTTCTCCAGGGCTTACCCAATCTAACATACGATCTTGTAAATTGTGAGAAATGGGAACAGCTGTAGCATGCTCCATAACAGCGGTTAGGCGTTTATAACTACAATCATAATCCTTCTCACAAGTTGTTATAACGCCATCGTACATTTCATCCTTCAAAATGTTAAATCCATCAGTTTCGTCCAGTCTAATCGTGTCTCGCAATTCTCGATGAATCGTTTCAGCACAATAATAATCTTTACGTTGACGATTAAAATTTTTCTTCAACTTTGGCTGTGAATCTAAATCTTCCGGACGTACATAGTATTCACCTGTCTCCTCATGATAAACACGATATAACTCTTGTACATATCCAAGCTCGTGATCTTCAATATCATCTGGGGGGATAATGCTGATCGGTTTTTTATGATTTTTTTTAATCATTTCTTTAAAGGTTCGAATATCCGCATCTACAGGCGTTTCAAAAGGAATCGCGTCCTTTTGCAAATTATCTTTTGAGACAGCATAGAGGAAAGCTCGTCCGAGAAATTCATCTTTTTCATTCGATTCATAATATTGCATCAGTTCTTCAATTTGATCTTTTTGCAAATCAGAATTTCTAATCAGTGTAACCATTGCAGAGTACATTTGTGATTCTTGTAATGGATTAACTAAATCATCAATTATATGATTATAAAAGTATTCTCCTATGTTGTTAATTAACTCTAGACTTCCGGTTGCTATTTTTAAATTCTCAGGTATATCTTTTTTCTGTTCCCACAACGCTTTAGCCATCGTCGAGGTAATTGTATATGGATTTCCATTCCGATTTAAAACCCCCTCTAAGTTAATTATTGGCTCGAACAATGCTATAGCAATTTTTGTCATATTCGGTTTTGAAATTCCTAGTTCAAGAGTCTGGGCATATGAAGCGTAGTTGAATACATGCATAACCGCGTTCCTCCCTCAATTCAAATTCTTAATAGGACCACTATTCTGTTAATATATTAATTTCTTTTTCCAGTAAATTGCTTGTGAATAAAAATTTAATTTGGTTTTTCACATGTTTCATTTTAATATAACATGATGCTTTTATGCTTCTACACTTCATATTAAACGAGACTTTTTAATTCAAAAAATCATGATTATTTATAAATTTATTCTACCTTAAATCAGCACAATCCTACAAGTATTTGCGTTGGATATGCAAATATTTGTATAAAATATACGTATATATCTGAATATATATGTCGATATATTATGAAAATATAGGAATCAATTTCCTCCTGAGCATTGAACTAATTCTCTTTTTAGCTCGTATTTATTTTGTTTTGTGCCAAGTTTTTTCTCCATTTCTATTTTTCATCCTAGATTTCAACCCCTAGAAGTTTAAGCTGCTCATTGATTTCTTTTTCCAACTGCTCAATTTCGGCATTGTCCTGCTGAAGTAGACGATTCACTTCATCCAGATCAATCGGTGCTTCTTCTTCAAAGGTATCGACGTACCGGGGAATATTCAAGTTATAATCATTGGCTTGGATTTCGTCAATTGAGGCAACATGAGCATATTTTTCAATATCCTGGCGGGTTTTAAAGGTCTCGATAATCTTATTGATATGGTCGTCACTGAGATTATTCTGATTTTTGCCTTTTTCATAGTCATTGCTGGCATCAATGAAGAGAATATCTTTGGTTTGGCGGTTTTTCTTAAAGACCAGAATCGTCGTCGGGATGCTGGTGCCGTAGAATAAATTAGCTGGCAGACCGATTACCGTATCGAGAACGTTCTTTTCAATCAGGGTCTGTCGGATTTTACCCTCAGCCGCCCCCCGGAACAAGACCCCATGGGGTAAGACAATCGCCATCGTGCCGGTGCTGTTAAGGTGATAAAGACTATGTAGGATAAAGGCAAAGTCGGCCTTTGAAGCTGGAGCCAGTTTGCCATATTCGCTAAAACGGGGGTCTTTTAATTTGCTTTCCGGATTATCCCATTTGGCCGAGTAGGGCGGATTCGCCACCACCGCATCAAAGCTGCGGGGCTGATCAATCCCTTTGGCATCCGGGCCATCGGGCCAGTCACTTTCTAAGGTATCAGCATTATGCAGGGTCATGTTATTAAACGAAACCCCATGCATCATCAGATTCATCCGAGCCAGGTTGTAGGTGGTGGTGTTTAATTCCTGGCCGTAAAATTTGATGGCCCCGGTGTGATCGCCGCCTGGCAATTCACTGCGGACGGTTAAGAGCAGCGACCCGGAGCCCATGGTCGGGTCATACAGGGTAAAGGCTGTATCGGAGGCCGTCACATCTGCTGTCACCAGCTTGGCCAGAATCTGACTGACCTGATGGGGGGTGTAGAATTCGCCCCCTTTTTTTCCAGCTGAAGCGGCAAATTGACCGATTAGGTATTCGTAGATTTCGCCCAGTACATCTTTTCCGTCAGCGCCATGATAATCAATCGCATCAACCAGCTTGACGATATTATTCAGCGATTTGGCCCGGGCGGTAGTGGATGCTCCCAGCCGGGAATCGCCGAGGTTGATATCATTGAAAACGCCGCTAAAATCCTGAGCCGCTTCTTTATTTAACTCGGTATTGCGGTTAAAGTTGTCAAAAATCGTCTGATAATCGCTGGGTATCACCTGACTGTCGGCAATTTTTTCGGTCAACGAGACCCAGGTGTCATCCGGGGCAATGGCATAGCCTAGGCTTGCCGAGATATCATCGAGGTAATCAGCCAGATCCGCTTCGCTGGCCTGTTCCTTAAAGGCTTCGTTAACGGTTTGCCCCGCCATGACATCAATGACATGGTTGGAAACCAGATAGTCTTCCTGGTGTTCCGATAAATAGCGGTAGAACATGAAGGCCAGGATATAGTTTTTAAATTCGCCGGCGTCCATATTGCCCCGCAGCTCGTTGGCCATGGCCCAGAGTTTACTGGTGATGGATTGTAAAGTGTTATTTGACATAAGTTGATCCTTTCGTTTGGGTATTTAAACAAACATTTGTTGCAATAAGGCTTTTTTTCGGTTTTGGAGATGGTCCAGTTTGCGTTGGTGGAGGGTGATAAGGTTGTCGAGGTTACTAAAGTAGTCCCCAATTTTGATTTGTTCTTCTTCATTTGGAAACATAAAATGCATATTTTTAAACATACCGTTTGTGATTTGATTAATTGTTGCCCCAAGATTTTTTTCCACTTCTTTATCAAAAACTGGTGTACTTAATAATGCATTTGTGAAAGCAGTGTTTGATGATCTCATTCCCATCATAAATGCTCCTATAACAGTATTGTCCATTTTAGCCTTGATTTGACCGTGTTTTCCTATTAATGAACGCGAGCCATTTCTTACAACGACAATAACATCTCCCTCATGTACATTGTCCACATTAACAACCTCTGATTTTACATAGATATTATCTGCATTAATAACCTCTCCATTTTTTACATTGGATGAACGAAGTACAAGTGTACCTCCTCCTTTAATAACATCGTTAGGAGAGTATGTTAATCCACTATATAATTCTACTTCATCAGTTAACTTACGCTGTTCCCAGGCATCCGTAAATCCCGGAAAACGCAGCTCCGGAAAAAGCTCGCCAGCTTTGGGGAACATTTTTTGCAGCAGCCCTTTTTTTCGGACTTGCAAATGGGTAAGCTTACGCTGATGAAGGGTGATTAAGCGATCGAGTTGTTTAAAGAAATTAGTGATTTTCTCCTGTTCAGCTACCGAAGGTATGCAGCACAAAACGTCAGTAAACGAATCCCAATATAATCGTTTCCTGAAGTCCGTAACCCCATAAGACAAATTGTCAATCTGACCAATCGTTTCATCACGTCGCAAACAATAATCCATAAATGGAGGATAAAGTTGCGCACTGGGAATCGCTGTAATATATGCAGGACTTACCATCCCTTCTGTCTGTACAACGCCGATCGCCCCTTGCCATGCACGCATCATGTTTAGAACAAGATCTCCAGCATATACATGTTTATAGAGTGACTTATCCTCACTTCTTCGCACTTTTTTTCCTAAAGTGTCACTGTCCAATTCTTCGTTTGATACACCATGGTGAATCGAGACGGAAAGAATCTGTAACGAATCAAAACCGCGTTCATTTCTCTGAGTGTAAACTTCCCCCAATTTCCGCTCTTCCCACTCCCCGCTAAACCCCGGGAACCGTAACTGCGGCACCATCTTCTTTTTTTTACTCATTGCCGCCCCCTTGGATCTTTCTGATTTCCTCATCAAAATCAGAAACAATCTTTTGATGTTGATTAAATTCTTTGTATTCACCGATCGCCTTTTGCTTGGCCGTATTGTGTGAGATATGGCCGTGTCTTTTTAGAATTTCATACCGGTTGAATTTAAGGAATTCATCAATACTCGTCGCAAAATCCTGCATCGATAAGAGGGTTTCATCTTCAAGAAGCCGTTCCACATAGTCAAAATACGCCGAAACATTACGCTCCAAACTTCTGATTTCTTTTTCTGATAAATAGTTTTTAGCAACCGTCACATCGGACTGTAAAATTCGACCATCCGGGGCGTTTTTCCAGGTCGTCAGTCCCATGTGTTCTTTATCCTGATCAGCGCTGTCATAAATAATTTCAGCGGCTGTTTTACCGGTTATGGCAAAATGAAATTTGTTTTGAACGGTTGCATAGAAATTTTTGGTAATATCTGATTTCTTATCATAGTCGTAAGAAATCTCGGCAAACACATCGGTGATTTGTTGCCAAATTCTGCGTTCGCTGGCTCTGATGGAGCGAACCGTTTCCAGCAACTCACGGAAATAATCTTTGCCAAAGACCGCTTCACCTTGTTTCATTCGCTCGACATCGATCTTAAAACCTTTTTTTATATAGTCCTTTAAGACATCGGTCGCCCAGATTCGAAATTTCGTGGCCTTTTGGGAGTTAACACGATAGCCCACCGAAATAATTGCATCAAGATTATAAAATTTAACGTCTTTGGTCTGAGTTTTTCCTGCAATTGCGCCATGCTGCGTGGTATTTTCCAAAATGGAAACAACCACTTTTTCGTCTAGTTCGCCAGACTCAAAGATATTCTTAAGGTGCTTACTTATTGCCGGAACACCAACATCGAATAAACCAGCAATCGCTTTTTGGGTCGCCCAGATCGTTTCATCTTTCATTACGACTTCAATTTTCTCATCGGATTCATATAGTAAAAATTGTATCTCGTTCATTGTACCTTCCTTTTCATAATCGTCCTGATCCAGTCATTCGAAAATTCCAATGTTTTTCCCTAGCTTTCTGTCAGCTCATCCGCTAATTCATACAGAGCTTCCCGCAAGCCATTGCGGTACTTGATCTTGGACAAACCCTGGACTTTTTCATCGTGGGCCAGGGTCTGATAATCGCCGCTGGCATTGGCAATGATGTCCCGAATCTGTCCATTATCATCGAGATCCTGCTGGCCATAGCGGTGACGGCTGAATAGTTCCCGCATCTGAGCGCTGGTGATGACGTCAATGATGCCCCATTTAATGCGAAAATCCTGAAACTGGCGATCGAGACTAACCGCATTGGCGGCTTGAATGACGGGATCACTCTCACTTAATCGGGCCGGATAGTTTTCAACGGTGTAATGGCCGTTAAAAATGGTTTTGGCGGCATTTTTAATCTTGCTGGCATAGTTTCGGTCATCCAGACCATTGGCAAACTGATCGATTTTTGCTTTGGTATCAACCGCTGCCTGGTGCTCTTTGTCATGGACCTGGTTGAGTAATTTTTCTAATAGTTCAGTCAAATAATCATAGTCGATCTTAACATCCTTGACATGGGTCATCCGCAGCTCGATCTGATAGAAGGAAACTTTTTTTTCTTTGGCGATTTGTTGCCGCAACTCATTGCTTAACACCGTGGTCAACATCGTTTCTTCGGTCGAGGTCATCCCCAGGGCTGCGATTAAATCATCCGGCGCATCGTAATTAAAGCCGATTTTTTCACCGTCTACGGTTTCCGGATCATATTGTTTCAGCTTGGACATCCCCATATTATACTGTCTTAATAGCGTAAGCATTTGCTCTTTCTGCTTTTCGCTGGGAGGTAGCGCCTGAAAGGCGTCGGTCAGCTCTTTTAATTGTCCCACCACATCTTTGACCTCTGTAAACACGGTTTCAAAAGGCTTGGCGATGATCCCATCATCTTCGATGGTTTTTTTACGTTCATCTTCAGACAAATTGGCTGAATCTTTATTGGCATAGATGGCCAGGGCCTTGTTCATCAGTTGTTCGTTCTGGGCTGGCCAGCGGTAATTGACAATCCGGCCCCAGGGTTTTTCCTGCATATCGGCAATCCGATTGGTGCGTGAATAAGCTTGAATCAAGGCGGCCCCTCTTAAGGTCCGGTCGACATAAAGGGTATTTAACTCTGGGGCGTCAAAACCGGTCAGCAGCTGATCAACCACAATCACCAGGTCGAGATAGTTCTTGTCGGTGGCGGTGCGGTTTAAGCGGCTGGTAACATCCTGGGTATAACTGGCCACATCATCCATCCCGAAGCTGGTACCGAATTCCTGATTGTAGGCCGTTATCGCTTCACATAAGCCTTTGTTGGTGGCCAATTGGGTTTCATTATTTGAGGTGTTCAGGCTGAAGGTTACAGCGACTTTGAGGGTTTGTTTGCCTTTTTCCTTGTTTACTAAATTAACCCGCTGGAACTCATGGAAATAGAGCATTGCCATCGGGGTGCTGGCTTTGCCGCCGCCGACATGGGTGGTGAAGATGGCGTTATATTTGCCTTCATTGGAGCGGTTGCGCCAGTTTTTAAAAATATCCTCAACGACTAAAGCAATGTGCTCGGGATTCTCATCATAAAAGCTGGGTTTGATGGTATCATCAATATCTTCGTCAGTCAGATTGTCAATTTTCAACTGAATCTGGGCATCGGTCCAGTGGGGATAAAGGTTTTGATAAAAGGCCGGTAAATACTCCGTCTTCATTTGCGTTTCATTGATAGTCGTTTCAAAATCGACTTTAAAGCCGAGTACATTACGATCGGCTATCGCTTCCCGGATGGTGTAGGCATGCAGCAGCGGCCCGAAAATATCCTCGGACCTGAGACCCGTCGTGGTTTCATCAAACATCGGTGTCCCGGTATAACCGACCCAGGCGGATCGCTTAAAGGCCTTTTGAATCGTCGCAAAATTCTCGCCCCCGGTACTACGATGTGCTTCATCAACAATAAAGACGATGTTTTTATCAGGTGCCTTGAAGGTCTTACGATTAACCAGAGTCCCCAGTTTTTGAACCGAGGTGACAATAATATGATTGTCTTTGCTTTTTAATTTACGGCTAAGATCGTTAGTATTTTCGGTGCCCTGTACCGTTCCTGATCGAGTGACATCGCTGACATCGCCATCCGGATCATAGGCCTGATAATTTTCATCGGTCTGTTTAGTCAGAGCAATCCGGTCGACTACAAAGACGACTTTATCGACCTTCGGCATCCGGGAAGCCAGCCAGGCCGTCTTAAAACTGGTGATGGTTTTACCGGAGCCGGTGGTATGCCAAATATAACCCACTTTTTTATTGCCGGCATCAAAATCAATCTGCTTGATGCCATCAATCACCTTTTGGGTAGCATAGACCTGATAAGGGCGCATCACTTTAAGCATCTGTTTGTTCCTGGTGCCATCTAAAATCATATAGTTGGTGGCCATTTGATGCGCCATGGGGATGCTCAGCATCGCATCGGCAAACTCTTTCCAGTTGCGGACAATAGTATTATCTTCTTTGCGCTGCCAGTTAAAGGCAAAATCCTTATTAAACTTATCGGCGGTGGTATTGGCCATATACTTAACGTTGTTGGGCGTTATCGCCACCAAAATTTGTAATGTGGAGAAGATATCTCGAAACTGATTTTCGTCCGCATATTGATGCATCTGGTTTAAGGCTTCATTGACATCATGGGTATCACATTTTTCTTCAATTTGAATAATCGGCAGCCCATTGATCAGTAGGGTTGTATCAAAACGCCGCTTCTGCTTGCCGGTGATCACAGCTGGACGCTCAATCTGATTGACCACCTGATAAACCGTATCGCCGGCACCGATTTGCTTTTGGTCAAAAACTGTTAGAAAAACATGACGGCCATCGTCTAAATCAATTTCAATTTGTGAGACCCCGTTTAATCCGTATAAAAATTGACCGCCTTCGTAGGGAGTCCGAAGCTCCGAAATGATTTTCTTGACCTGACCAAATTCCACCGCACTGAGGGGCAGATTCAGGGTTTTCTGATTGTGCTGCTCAAGAATTGTTTTGAAATTATCCCACAATGCTTCGGTCGTTTTGATATCTTGTTCGTATTTCCACAGTTTCGTTTTCACCACATAATGAGCCGGCTTTTCTTCCACCCCATTTGCATCAATGGTACTGTTTTTTTCAGGATTGGTGATTGTTCCGCTGGTGATATACTCGATTAATTCTGTTTCAAACTGATTCTCTGTCATGCTTCATTACCTCCCCCAGTTGGTGCAATCGTATCATCGTTTCCTGCTTAGCTGCCCTATTTTTTAATGCCTGCAACCGCAATTGTTTAAAATATATTTCGCCAATTATTTTTTGCTTCTCTATAAAGGGTAATGTTGGGATTTCGAGATCTTTTATTTGTTTAAGTGTGTATTTTAGAACTTTCGACCCTTGTAAACCGTTAAGCAATTGTTTTTTGATGGCGCTGTTTTCATTTAATAAATAAACAAGAAATTGTCCGTTGAGTTTCTCTTTTGGAACCAATTTGACATAGTTTTGAGTATATAGATAGCCTCTATGTTCTTCCCTGATGACTGAGGCACTCCCAGAAATCAAACTGAAAAGAACATCACCTGTAAAAAGTGTGTTTACATCATCCCTCGTACGAAGGCGTTTTTTACCATCATCTTCAGCTGGGATACCAACTAAATCCTCCAATAAATCGGTCTGACTATACAAGTTGTAGATCGGCGACTGTTTATCAATGCTCTCGGTAATTCTAAATTGAGGTGTTCCACTGACAAAATCAACAAGCATACTTAACTTTTTCATTTTTGTGCCTTTCATAAATTACTTTTATATTTAGGATTATATCAGAATTGAGATCGGATTACAAC